GGAGAAACAACAGAGTATTTAGTAGTTCCTGTAGTTCCTCCTGGAACAGAACCTAACTTCGCAATCGGTCGTAGACCAAAAGCTTGATCAATATTAGCCATATAAGTCTCCTTAAATTGCTGGAGGAACTAAAATCTTAACCATTAAGACTTTTTATTGCCTCCAAAAGTTACTCTGCTTTGCCTATCTTGATGGATTGGCATTGCTGGATGCTCGTCTTTATGAAGATCGTTTTCAATTGATTGCGTTTGGTCATGACTTTTGCCTTGGAAATAGGCATCCCTATCTTCCTTAACTTCAATCGGACATCGCATCAAAATTAATCCTCCAACTCCTATAACACCTTTATACTTACCTTCAGATATGTGAGGTAAATCAAGTCTGTCTGGATACTCACTAGCCATAACTGGTTCATATCCGCTTCGCAATCTGCCCATGACATTTTTTTCATCGGCTTGACCACGATACTCAGCCCTTACCCACCTATGGTGAAAACCTTCTGGTGGTTCTGGTGCGTCTAAATTAGATGGAGGTACCCATCCTCGTTGTCGAGCTTGTTTTTCTCGTGTTTCGAGTTTGCGTGAGGTAGTCTTAATATCTTTTGTACTCATTTACGCCTCCTTCACGTGTTTTGCGTACTCTTCAAGTGGCACACCAAGTTTTTTCGCAATAGCAATCTGTGAAGGTGTGAGTCTCACAGTGCGGCGTCCAGATTTTGTAGATCTATTAGCAGAAGCAACCGTCTGAACTACTCGATTACTCTTGTCTTTATCCTCATCTTTAAATTTATGAGGAAACTCTTTTTTTATACGTTTGTCAAGTTCATTATAATACTCATCTGACTTTCCGTCAAATCCTTCTTTGTTAATCATCTCTTCATGAATTGCCATTGCGGTATATGTCATTCCTTTATCTTGACCAAACCAAGAATTTTTTTCAGCCCAAGCCTCAGCTTTTGGATCTGGTTCTCTTGGTTGTTGCTGTTGTTGCTGTTGTTGTTTTTGCTCAACTGGTTGTTCTTTTTTTTGATTTTCTTTTTGAGCCAAAGTCATTTTAGCTCTTTCTTCTTCAATTGTTAATTGAGCAATTTTTCTTTGTGCCTCAACTTGTGCTTTAGCATTATTGTCTTCTATTGCTTGAGATAATGCAGTTTGAGCTTTGTCTAACTCTGAAGAGACTCTAGCGGTGTATTCTTTAAGATACCCATCATCAACTTGATTAACTTTTTTTAAAGCTTGATCTCTTTCAGATTTAATTTTTTGTGCAAAACTTAATGCCTCTTTTTCCCTTCTTTCAGATTCTCTAAGTTTATATGTTAATTTATCAATTCTTTTCTTAACATTTTGTGAATACTCCTCCTCTTCTGAGGGCTCAGTTTTTTCTTCTTTTTCTTTTTCTTGTTCATTATTTTCATCTGTGCCTTCTTCTATTTTTTCATCATCATCTTTTATTTCAATGTCCATAGAATCTCCAGATGTATCAATAGGAACTAATTTATCTTCTTCTGTTTTAACTTGTGGTTGCATGTTTTTCTCCATGTTTAAAATATGTTTTTAGGTAAAATATCTCTAGGGTCTTCTACCGTTGCGATTATTTCGTCATCGTTTACAATTCTTAATTCTCCATCCTCAACTCTAATCCTAGAACCTGCATATGTTGTAATTAAAACCCAATCGTTTTCTTTACACCAAGGCCCTTCTGGAAATCTTGTTTTATCTTTATAGCAGCTTGGCCCCATTTTTAAAACTTTAGCCACATTTGTTGTGACTTGAGATTGTTGGATTGTATCATCTGTTAAATACAAACCAGATTTTGTCTTTTCTTGTAGTTTTAATGGAAACAAAACCATTCTCCATCCTGTTGGAGTAGGCACTTTTTCTAATTCTTTTTTCTTTTTTTCTGCTGCTTTACCGTCCCAAACGTGTTTTGGGATAATTAATTTAGGTTTGTTCATCAATTTCGTGCTCCGTTTTCTTTAGCAGGTCCGTGAGTTCCTGTATTTCTTGTTTAAGTGCTGAGTTTTTACCAGTCAAATATTTATAATCTGACCAATCTTTACACAACCCACTTGTTATAGACTCTTCTACTGCCTTTTGTCTATCAATTAATTGTTTTTTATATGCTGTAAAAAAATTTTCTAACCGCATGCTTTCATTTGTTCTGCCATAGCTTTAGCTCTATTAGGAGTTTGTTTTGCCCATTTTGAGTCCAACATTTCAAAACTAGCACCTACATAATTTAATTCAGATAAGCATTTCCACATATTGCGAAATTTAGAAACGCCTGTTCTTCCTAGTTGAAAAACCATTTCTATAAGCAATTCCTCAGCTTTTTCGTCAATATCTTTACAACCGTGCTCCTCCATTAGTTCTCTTGCACCACGAATAGATTCTTGAAGATCTTTTTGAAGTATATCCATTAAAAATTTTTCTTCGTATTCGACATTGTCATCCCACCAATCCTCTACACAAAGATGTCCTACACCCACTGTTCTTTTGCCCAACGTGTCTAGATAAACTTTGTTTCTATACCCTTCATGTTTTTTCACCGATTCTAATAATCTATCCATGTTCATTTTATTTTTATCCTTCTTTTAATTGATCCACCTTTAGATTTTTTTTCAACACCTTTAATGATGCCTTTGTTTTTGGATGCGTAAAATACAGACTTGGCGTCTTTTCCGTAGGTATCTTTCATTGATTTCATTATCTTTCTTCCTTTTTTATTTAATGGCATTACTTCTTGACCTTACCTCCTCTTTTTAATCCTCTAGCTTTCAATGCCTTTGTTGCGGCAGCTAAACCGCCTTTCTTAAAATTTGTTTTTGTATTAATAATAGAACCTTCTCTAGAACCTTTAACCATTCCACCTTTTTTTAAAAAACCCATTTTATTTCGTACAGCCTTTGGTAACTTTGGTAGTCCTTTATTTTTCTTTGGTATCGGTTTTAAATTTTTTTTCATATTGAGCTCCTATTTTTTCTTTTTAAACATATTTAATGCAGCTGGACCTGCACGTACCCCCAGTGAAACTGAGCAAGCCAAATATAAAAGATGGCGATAATATTCCGGGAGGCCAGAGAGGATTTCAAAGCCACGTTCTATGTGTGGTTGCATAAAAGGCAAAAATGCACAAATTGCAGGAATCATTAAGGCAAGTAAAACAAATTCGTCTTTCCAGCTGCCTTTCATTTGATCTACGGCAGACTGCTCCCACTTAATTTTGCCATTAGCTATATCTTCGTTTTTCTTTTTTTCTGCTTGTATCTGAGCAATTTTAACTTCGCCTTTCAACTTGCGAGTCTCTACGAAACCCTTAACGGCGTCTGTGGCAACACCAAGTAGGGGTTTCGCTAATAACTGCCACATAAGAATTCTAGATTGCTCCTATAATAATAATTACAATTAAAGCCACAATACCAGCTTTAATCCAGTCCTTCATACTCCAATCAGACCATTCTTTTAAATGATCCCATAGATCCGTCAAAAGTTTCATAGAAACCTCCTTTGTTGTTTAAGGTTTTATTACTTTACACCCTTAAAAGCAACTTTTTTAATCTGTGCATTGCTAGTCTGCCCTTTTGGGCCAGCACCTTTATTTTGTTTTACAACAAAAGGTGAGTAAACAATAGCAGCATCAGAACCCACTTTTAAAGTAGGAAAAGGATTTTTGCTTTTAACGACTTCTGTTTTTGTTTTTTTAAAGTTCATATCTACCTCAATGTATTGTTGGTTTTATATCGTTTAATTCTTGTAAAGCATGTTGAATAAATAGTAAAGCGTCCTCTTCTGAGTAACCCTTACCATGAAACAAATCTTTAACTTTTACTATAAAAACTTCAGCCATTACTAAAGCTGCCGTTTTGCTTTTCACGTGAAGTTTGCAAAAATCATCTGCCTCCTTTAAGAAAATATCAAAAACATCTTGCATATCATTACTCATATCAACCATCCTTAATAAAATTTGTTGATGGTTTCGATTTTTTCAAGTTCACATTAGCACGCAATTGTGCAATATCTTCTTGAGATTCTATTCTTGCATTATCTATTTTATCTTTTTGTTGTAGTTTTTGTGCTTCAAAACCTAACTTTTGTTGATCCATTTGTAATCTAGCCTGGTCTCTTAAAGCTTGTTGTTGCAGTTCTTGTTGTTTTAACTGAATGACAGGATCTGGTTTACCTTCTCCAGATAATTGAGTTTGAAGTTGTTTTACTTCTTGTAAAAACTGAGCTTCTAAAACAGCTATTTGAGCTTCTTTTAATTTTATTGCCTCATCACCATTCATTGGCATACCCATTGAATTTTCGGCTCCTTTAATTTGTTCTCCAACAGCCTCTATTGCTTTAAGACTTATGTGTTGCAAAATGTGTTTGTTAAGATCTATAGCTATTTGAGGCATTAATTGTACAATAGGAGATAACCCAAAAACAATATGTGCTTGTATATGTGCATCATGATTTTGGCCTTCGTAAGCTTCAATCTTATCCATATCAATTAACTTTTGATTTTCTTCGGATGGGCTCATTGGTTCTGGCTTGTCAAGTTTCATAATTTTATCAATGTCACTTACACCAAGAGCTTGATACATTCTTTTATATGCTTCTTTAACGTTGTGAAGTTGTGGTGCGCTTGTAGCTAGTTGCAGCTGAGTTTGTGCTAATTGTATTCTTTGAGCCATAGAAAAAATATTCGGATCAGCTACAGGTATAATATCAACTTGATCATTAAAATCTGATTGTTTAATTGATCTGTCCGCCCCTACAACTTGATACGGATATTCGTCTGGAAGATATGTTTTAATAACATCCGCCAATAATCTAAATTCTTTATTCATTGCATAATACATTCTTTTATGAATGCTACTCATGATTCGTGAACCACGTTCAAGTAAAGCAATTGTCGTTCCAACAGGGGCTCCTTGATTTGCATCGCCTACTTGCATATCAGCTATCTGAGCAAATCGTTGTCCCGCTTGTACAACAAATCCAAGTAAAGCAAATAATGTTTGGCTAGGTTCTTTGTATGGCAACGGCATTAATCCATCACGGATGGCGCCACCCGGAGCATCGACATCTCTAAATTCACCAGGTTGTAAAGGATTATCATCATCACGAATTCTAAGTCCTCTCGCTTTAAAACCAGCAGGTAGGTTGGACAACGTACCAGCATCAATTAGTTGACGAAGAGCTTGCGTTGCCGTTCTTGTCAAACCGCCGATCAGATTTCTTCTCT